GCTCTACACCGGGGCAAGGAAGCGCGAGATTTTGGATGCGCGCTGGGATGAGATCGACTGGAACCGGCGCTTGCTGATGATCCCGGCGCCGCGCTCGAAGTCGAAGAAGGTGCATTACATCCCGCTGTCGGATGCGGCGCTGGAGTTGCTGCTGGCTCTGCCCCGGCAGGAGGGTGTCCCCTGGGTGTTCTTTAACCCCAAGACGATGAAGCCGCCGGTGTCGATCTTCTACGCATGGGACTCGATCAGGAACAAGGTCGGACTCTCGGAAGTGCGCCTGCACGACCTGCGCCACAGCTACGCGAGTTTCCTGGTCAACGCCGGACGCAGCCTGTACGAGGTGCAAAAGCTCCTGGGACACCACGATCCGAAGGTGACGATGCGCTACGCGCATCTGTCGCCGCAGGCGATGCTCGAGGCGGTTAATGTGGTGGGCAATGTGGTCGCCGCAGCTCGGATGGGGCGGGCGGTGGCGGTGAATCAGGCTGAGGTGGCGATGGCTACGGCCTGATATTCATCCGAAGGGTGTCATCACTTTTCGGACAACGCTGGAGAGGCATGAAGTGCGACACGTTGCTGTCGCGCTTTCCATTCAGATCAATGCTTCGAGGCCTTTGCGCTCGAGCAGATTGAGCAGTTTCTGCGATGGGCCGCCGGGGTGCTTGTCACCCAGCTCCCATTGACGAACAGCGGATGGGCTGGTGTTGAGCAGTGACGCCAGCACGGTCTGGCTGATCTGGTAGCGGTCACGCAGGGAGCGAATCTTCTCGCTGTCGTAATCGGGAATCGGGTCCAAGCACAGCGCGTCGTACTTGCGCATCTTGCGCTGGTCGATGAAGCCCAGGCGATGCAGATCTGCTGCCGTTTCGTGCACCGCCTCCAAGATTCGGCTTTTGGCCTTAGTCTTTGTCGTCATGGCAAATCTCCTGTAGTGAGCCGTCTTCAACCTTGGCATCGAGTTCCTTGCCGGTGCAGGACAGCAAATCTTGGGCAATGGTCTGCAACGCTTCTTTTTCTTCGGCGCTGATGTTGGTACGTTCGTTCTTCTCAAAGCCGAACACGAAAAACCACAAGTCCCCCTTGTTGGTGGCCACCAAGGTTCTGGCACCGCCGCGCTTGCCCCGACCCGCCAAACCGACCCGCTTCTTGACCACACCGCCGCCGAGATCTGCGTCGATCAGCCCTTGCGACATCTCGCGCACTGCGGCGCATAAAGCCGCATCGCTCAGATCGGTCTTTCGCATCCAGCGACTGAAGTGGCGGGTTTTGAAGACTCGATTCATCGTCGAACTATAACACCTAGTGACGAATATAGAAAGACAAAAGCCCCAAACGCAAAAACCCCCCGACCCCACCGCCAGCAAAGGCAGTGAGATCGGGGGATCTCGTCGCGTCAAATTGTCGTGTCGTGCCCTGCCCTGCAGCACGCCTCACCGCACCGGCCCGCGCCACTTATCGACACTGCGCGCACCGGTGTAGCCCAGGTAGCCCGCACCAAAGAGCCACCAAAGACTCTCTGGTATGGCGTTTAGCAGCTTGCCCAGGTTCTCTGCCGCTTGGAACACGTGCGCGGGCCACCAGATGCCGATGATGGCACCCAGCACGCACAGCAGGATCACGCCGTACATGACGTAGAGGAAGGTCGGCCGTGCCCGGCTCGTCCATGGGTCGGCCGAACTGGCCTCGGCCATGATCGCCGACAGGCTGGTCTGCATCTCCTGCAGCGCCAGTTGCCCTTCGGCCTGCAGCAAGGCGAGCTTGGCTTTTTCGCGCTCGGCCGGGTCGGGCACCAAGCGGTCGATCAACCGGCCGCCCACTTCGAGCAGGCCGGGTGCAAGGGTGGCAAGTGGCATCACGGCACCTCTTTTATGAGTATTCCCAGATGACCTGCGCTGGCAAGCCAGGGCCGCCTAGGCCCAGGTGCAAGAAGGTGTTCGCAATACCGATGCGGTGAAACCCGTGCTTGAGCGCGAGCTGCACCAGGGCGAAGCGCTCGGCACCCGATGCGCAGGCGATGTCGGCGCACGTGCCCCGGGTGTGCTCGCCGTTGGAGTGGCCCTTGCGCGCCTCCACCGGGTGCGTGGGGTGCCGGTAGCCGCTGGTGATGCGTATGGGCCGACCATACTCGGTGCGCAGGGCCTGCAGCCGAGCCATGAACTCCGCCGTCATGTGGTTTTGCCCGGTGTGGCGGCAGTTGAACTCGGCCGCGCTAAAGTTTGGATATTGTTTCCAGTCCATGATCACATCAACCCCGTTTGTTTTGCCATAAACATCAATGCTGCGGCGGCTGCCGCAATGATTGCGCGCTCAAACCAAAGGGCGGTCTGGGCGTTGGTGGGCGCAAGCTGGCGCAGCGCGTCCAGTTCTTTGCGCATCTCGTCCATTTCAGATGCCAGCCGATCGGTGGTGGCTGTGGATTGCATCTGGCGCTCGTCTATGCGAGCCAGGTGTGAAATGATTTTTACGAGCTCTTTCATCTCGAATTTCAGGTCGTCAACAGTGGACTTGAGCGCATCCACGCGCTCGGCCAGTGCGTGCGATTCGATGCGCCGCTCGGGCGGCATGGGTTGGTCGGTCATGGGTTTCCTTTGGTGCTGGGTTGGCGGGCCGCTGGTGCGGGTGCGGGTGCGGGTGCGGGTGCTGGTGCGGGTGCTGGGCTGCTGCGCTCGCACTCCACTTGCGTCGTGTAGCCTTGGGCGCTGATGCGGTGCTCGGCGCGCTTGATGCGCCACTCCAGCGGTATGCCTGATCGCAGATCAATCGACAGCCTGCCTTCGGCTGCCAGCAGCGGGTCGCCGGGCAGGCTGAACGAGAGCTCGCCTTGGCCGCGCTCGCCGCTTTCCTTGCGTGTGGCAGCGGCCGCTCGGGCTTCGGCCTCGGTGGCATGAACGTAGCGAATTTCCTCAAACGGGGGCTGGCCGGTGGTGACCTCGCGGCGCTCGCCTTTCTCGGTGTCCCACCAGTAGGCGCGTGTGCCTCCAGTGGCCGTGGTGGGCGGCTTTTGCGTGTCGCGCTCGCTGGTAGCGCCGCTGCCGCCGGGCTTGCGGGCCGAGTGCCGGTAGCGCCAATCGGCCAGCTCGCTGGCACGCAGGCTCAGCACGGGCAGCTCTTGGCCGGTGAGGCTCTTGGCTGCGCCGATCTTGGCCAGCACCAAGAGCCCATCTACCGGCTTGGCCAGCGCATCGTGCCTGGCGGCCAGCCGCGTGAGCAGCGCCATGTCGGACTCTTCGGTCTGATCCAGATGCGGGATGGCAATGGAGCCCAGCTGCGGATCGATCCGGGCCTGGTAGTGGTGCTCGGCGGCGATGGTCTCGACCAGCTTGCCCAGAGTCGTCTCGTCCCAGGATCGGGTCTTGGGGCTGCGAAACGGCCCCACCATGTCGGCCGCCTTGGCCGATACGGTGAGCGTGGCCGGTGGCGAGCGCATCTCGACCTCGTCGACGATGAAGCGCCCGAGCGACACCAGCCGGGTTTGGGCATAGCCCAGCGCTACGGTGAGCGCCGTGCCGATGCGTGGCAGTTCGGCAATCGCACCGTCGGCGCGGCGGCGGTCATCGAGCGTGAGCTTGAGTTCGTCGGACTGGATGCCTGCCTCGTTGGTCACGGTCAATTCGATGAGGCGGTCACGAATGGCGGCGGTGATCTCTTTGTCGTCGGCGTAGATGCGGTATGTGGGTTGCATGGGTGCGCCTCCTTATGACCACAGCCGGATCACCGGTGCATCGAGCGGCAGCGGCAGGTCGGGCAAGTCGATGACCAGGCCCGCCTGCAGGACGGGCGGCAGCCGGGCCAGTGCCGGGTTGGCCTTGAGCACGGCGGCGAGCAAATCGCTGCGGCCGTAGTGCCGCCAGACCAGGTCGTCGAGCACGTCTCCGTCGCGGCTGAGCACCGATTTGCCGGTGTTGCGGGTCATGGTCTGTCCTCCCCGTAGGCTTTGAGCTTGATGCGGAACTCGACTTTGCGGGGCTGGCCGTCCTCGGCAAACACGGTGCGGGTGTCGCCCATCTCTGTGATCACCCAGGCGCCCCAGATGCGGCCCAGGCCGTCGATCAACTGCAGCGGCCGACCTTCATCGGCGAGCGCACGCATGGCATCGCACTGGCCTAGGCCGCTCTTGAAGCTCGGGTAGATCACGCCATCGAGCTCGATGGTGCCCGCGTCGCGCCCCACAAACTGCAGGGCCGGATCGCGGCTGATGCGCGCTTGCTCTGGCCAGCGCCAGGCTTGGTTGAGAGAGAGCTTTTGGTAGGCGAGCGCATCGACTTCGAATCGAAACTCGCCCAAGCCCAGCATTACCCGTTCGGCCATGGCACACCTCGGCAAAGGAAAGATGGAGTGGAATCAGTCGTGCATCGCCGCCGCTGGGCTGCGGGTGGTCTCGCGCAGCAGCGCCCGCAGGCGCGACTCGATGAGGGCCGCGATCTCGCGCGCATCCATGCCCGGCGGCGCGTTGACCGTGATCGGCGCTGTCATCGTGACGTGGTTGTTGACGGTTTTGCTGCTCGCAGCCAGTGGC